CGAGATCATAGACACTTTCGTTTCTACGTTCACTGGATCTGCTTTCTTCATAGTGGTAATCGCAACACCAGTATCAACTACTTGCACATTGGCGACATTAGGACTAGACATCAAGTCAGCTTCTTCTGGCGTAGTACCAAACCAAGTTTTCCCTAAAGTCTGACCTGGCAACAATACGAAAATATCGTCAGGAATAAATTTGTGTGTGCCTGAAGCGTCCGTATATACTTTGTCGTAAACTACAATCTCCAAGTTGAATTCCTCAGAAATATAGTCTAGCAATGCTTGTTTTGAAAGTTTAGCTGCCTGTGCATTTGCGTTATTTCCTAAGATCGTCGCTTTGATTGCAGCGTTCTGACGTAAATAACGGAATGTCTTACTATTTAGAACTGCACGAGCAGGCGTGACACCTTCTTCTTTCATCGCTGTCGTAGCAGCGTCAATATCTTCTACAGGATCAGCATTCTCAACGTCGGACCATTTAACTGCCGCTTTCTTTTTATGGCCATCTGGTAAATCATAATCGATGTTATACTTTTGACCGTTTTCATCGATCGTAATCGTACCAGTAGTCAACATTTGCATCCGCATAATTTCACGTCGCACAGCTGCCCCACGAAGTAGCTCAGCCACATCATCGAAAATACGATTGAGTAAAACATCTCGATAAGCGGCGTTATTCGTTTGATTCACCATTTGTAATTGTTGGCGTAGTTCTTCGTCGATGTAATATGATTCTTTAAAGAAGATCATTTTTGCGATCAATTCTTCAAACCCTTTTCGTCCACGAGGAATAACATCTGCATCAAGAGCTGAAGGCCGCAAAGCAACTGGAGAACCTGTTTTCCCCTTTAACCAAGATAACTTCATACCTAATTGCTTATCAGTCGGGAATAACTCCTCGCCTAAATAAGGCTGCATCTCATTCACTTTTTCAGCCCAATAAGTAGCGATATTTGGCGCTTGGACCAAATCAAAAATGTTCATTGTCGCGAATGTTTGTAGATTCATTTTCATAAGTGTTTCTTTTCGTACTCGTACATTCATTTAACAGTTCCTCCCTTATTTGTTGCGTTTGACAAAATACACTTTGCCATCCAACGCAGTCTTTGCTTCATTAACGATTGTCAATTTGTCATCTAAACGGTATTCATTCACGGTTCCGAAATACAACAGTGTTCCGTTGCCTGTAGCGGAATCTGCATCAAAGACAACATCATGAAGTAATACCCCAACCGTCTTGTCTCCAGTAGTTACATCGTTCGTTACTTTCACCGCTGCTTGTTCGTCAGCGAAAGGATCAGCAGCGCCTACAGGTGTTCCGGCAGGAATAATTTTTTTCCCTTCACCGTTAGTTGCTGTTACTCCCGTTGAATCAACAACGACTGACAAGCTTTTATAATTGCTCACGTCTGCTAAGATCTGATTTTTTTGATCCAAATACTCGTTTTTCCATGTTTTCATTTCCTCCTAATTTTTGAAATAGGTATTCTTTGGTGTTTCAACTTTCGTACGTTGCGCCAATGTTTTTCCATACTCGCCTACAGTTTCTGATTGACTTGTACCATCCAGCGGAACTTTGCCACCTAGTCTCTTTTCGAAATCAGCCTTGATGATTTCACGCTGTTCATCAATTAGTGCAAGAAATCCTTTTACGGCTCCTGCAGTGTCCTCTGCGGTGTCCTTAACGACAAATGACAGTATACCTTCATTCGCTTGAACGCCTTTATCAGCAAGCATTTTCGTAGCAGTTTTTGACATCTCACTCAACGTTTGTTGCTGTTCAAGTTCAGCGATCTTGGCCTCCAATTTTTCTCGCTCGTATTCTGCTTTTTGATCAGCATTCATTTGAGCTAGTTTCGTCGCTTCCGATTGTTCAGCCTTCCATTCCTCTTGGGCCTTCGCAACGGCTTTTGCAGTTTCGGCCGTAATCATCTTCGCTACATCCTCACGGGAAAAAGTTTTACCAGTACCCTGATCACCTTCACTGCCTTCGGATTGCTGGCCTTCACCTTGTGACTGCTGCCCCTGCTGAGAGTTAGTCGACGCTCCTCCACCGGCACCATTATCACTACCTCCTTCTCCACCTTCGGCAAATAGTTGTAAGTTCATTGGCATTAATAAACGTTTTTTCATGTGTAATCCTCCACGGTTACGCCGCTACCCGATAATTTAATGGTTACGCCATCACCCGAAACAGCTTTCTCTTTAACGCCTGCAAGCAGTAAGAAGGCAAAATAAAAAAGCCTTTTTTCGCCTTGCTCGGGGCTAAACAAAATAATATTTTTTCGTTATAACAAATTTTTCAACTGATTAACCATATCTTTAGGATACGGATCAACAGTTGATTCCAAACCTTCTATCCAGAATAATAAAGTTCTTAAAACTTCTAAATCGCCTTTATCGAAATTATTATCGTTCTTAATTGCAACAGTGATACTAAATACACGAGAGACAAACGTAAAAAATAAAGATGGGGTTTTATCCCAATAGTACTTGTAAGTCTCGAAGATGTTTATTAATCTGGATATTGGTGAATCATGTACACTAACTCGTAATAACTCAAATTCTAAAGAAATTCTTATTTGACTATATAAATCTGTATGAATCTCAACAATCTTTCTATCAATTTTAGAAAATGATAACTCATTTTCGGAACGGATTTTACTGAGAGACTGTTCATTTTTCTCTCGTAAAGATTGAATATCATTTACTTCAAATACTGTGGCTATTTCCTTTAGAACCATATCTCTAGACTCCGCCTTCATTTGTTCCAATTGCTTCTTTCGAAAACCAAACTGATAAAATGCAAATGCAGCGATAAAAAGACCTAATATTGTTAAACACACAGTCACATAAAAATTTTGCTGTCCCATCATTTTATTCACGACTTCGACATATTGATCACTCGTAATTCTTTTGATCAATTCAGATTTTTGATCTTCTGTCATCTGATTAATTAGTTGATTCAGTTGTTCATTCGTCATTT